AGATGCCATAGTAATCGTCATGATTGCTGCACGAATTGATGGTCGTCTGCTGGGCATAGGCCGAAGTTGCCAGGCCGGTAACAGCAACAACTGCGAAAACTGCATTGCGAAGGATCTTGGTCATCTCGATTTTCCTTTGTTTAAACTCCGGACGAGCCGGTCGATGACGGTTTTCCTGCGATTGCGTTTCGGTTTAATGGCGCTTGAGCGCGTATTTCGTATCGAAATGGAAACTGTCCATCCCTGCAGCGGCCCAAGCCGGCCGGCACTCTGCAGGCAACGATAAACTCGTTTGCATGCAAATGTTACGCGCCGGGCGTTTCCGTGCAATGCGACGGAAACATTGATCGATCATTTAGACCGCCATCATGAAGGCGACGAGGATTGTCTCCGCCATAGCCTTGGCGAAACAGGGATAGGTCTATGTCGATATTGAAGACGTTGAATCGCATGGGTATGGCCTTGAAATACGCCCAGGACGGCCACAGGACGGCGGGGATGCTGAACGGGCTGCTGCCCGGCGCGCGTATGGATGTTGGTTTCCCTGTGATGCCGATAACCAGGCATCTGTCGCCGAACATCTGGGACGATCCGAGATAACCGTCGCCAGGAAGCTTTGATCGTCGAAGTGCCCGGGTGGCAATCATCACCTTGCGAGCTTCGGGCAATACGCCGTAACCACGCTTCTCGGCGCCTTCCAAGCTCGTCACGAGCGTGTCGACGTCTGCGGTTTACCCGCGGCCCGCCTCGATGATACCGACCATCGCCCGGGTAAATTCAACCATACTGTTTGCCGTGATGGCTGCATTGTCGGGAGATTGCCCGATATGCTCGGCGGCTCCGCAACATGATCGTCGGATGCTGTCGTAGTAGGGATCTCTCTCATCGTCCGGCATCGTCGCCAAATTCAGGGCACGGCGGTGGATCATGCGCAACAGTTGCGCCAATGCTGTTTCGACACTCATGCGTTTGCTCCGCATCGGTCGAGCGTCTCGGCACACTGAGTGCCGGATCGTCGATCGGGGACATTCCCGATTCGAGCAGGCTGCGCCGTAGCTATTAATATATAGTTGATTGCTAATATAACCGGAAAATCAACCGGAGCTCAGCCGACATCGATACCCGTTGCGATGAATTTACGGTTCAAATGTGGGAATGCGCGGAGAAAACTTTGGCTGGGGAACCTGGACGGTAATCCAACTTTTTCTAACCACCTGAAATCAAAGAAGCTATTGCGATTCAAGCGCTTTCTCGTCTAGAACTGTTCCGGTTTGATGTTCCGGAATCGTGCTACGGAAGGCATGGAAATGGCAAGGCTGACATACCTCGAACGACGTGGCGCGACCTATTACGCTCGCATCGATATTCCCGTCGATTTAGTGCCGGTCTACCGGACGACGACGCGGAAAAAGTCACTTCGGACGAAGGATGAGGCGACCGCAAAGGCTCGCCTGTGGCCGGTGATTGAAGGCTGGCGGACGGAGTTCGAAGACGTGCGCGCCCGGCGCGAACTCACCGCCGACGACAAGGCCGACGCCGTGTGGCAGCATTACACCGACTCGTTGCAACGCGATGAGCAAGCGCGCCAACATGAAGCGCGCGTGCGGCATCCGGACGACCAAGACCGGCCTTCAGCGACCAACCTTCGCCAATTCGAAGCAAAGGCCCGCCGGGTCAAGCTCGACGAATTGCGGGAGCATCTGGTGGTTGGCGAGACGGCGCTCATTGACGATGAGGTTGACGACTATATCGAGCGCCACAAGCTGCTTATTGATCCTGCCTCGTCCGATCGTGCCGACCTTGCAAGGCGGATGATGCGCAGCGAAATTGAGGTGCTACAGCGCACCATCGAGCGCGATGGCGGCGACTACGCCGGCACCCCGAAAGACCCAATCGTCAAGCCCGCCACTGGCGCGTCACGTGAGCAGGCAGCGCCGGGCGAGGGGATCATGGAGCTATTCGAGCAATATGCGGTCGAGAATCCGAAGGGCATTGCTGTCGATACGATCGCCCAGGCCCGGCGCGACCTTGGCACCTTTGTCGATTACGTCGGCAGCACCTTTCCGGCTCGACGCATCGACAAGAAAGCCGTCCGCGAGTGGAAGGCCTTGTTGCTGAAGTTCCCGGTGAAGGCGACCGAAAGCAAAGAGTTTGCCGGCATGAAGATTGCCGACATCGTTCGGCGTAATGAGAAGGTCGGAAAGCCTGTAATCAGCACAAGCACCGTTAACCGCTATCTCGCCGGCTTGAGCGCCTTCTGCACCTGGCTGGACAATCACGGTTACATCGACAGCAACCCGACCGACGGCATGTTCTTGAAGAAATCGAAGGACAAGACGACTGTCCCCTTCGGCGTCGAGCAGATGAACGCGCTGTTCAAGTCGCCCCTATTTACCGGGTGCCAGAGCGCCGATGAGTGGCGCAACGTCGCCAAGCCCGGCAACGTCATGATCCGCGACCATCGCTATTGGTTGCCGCTGGTGATGCTGTTTTCTGGCGCCCGCCCGGCAGAGATTGCCCAACTTGCGGTCACCGATGTTCGGAAGGAACACGGCCACTGGATCATGCATATCACTACGGAAGGCGATGGCGAGAAGAGCGTGAAGACCGAAGGCAGCATGCGCGTGGTGCCGGTTCATGACGAGCTTATCCGGCTCGGCTTCATCAAGTATCGCGACGGTATGGAGGTGGCAGGGCAGGCGCGGCTGTTCCCTGAAGCTAGGCGGAATTCACGTGGGCAGATGATCGCCGAATTCTCACGTGAGTTCGGCCGCTACCTCACCCGGCTCGGCATGAAGGCCGGGCGCGGCCTGTCGCTCTATAGCTTCAGGCATGGCGTTGCCGACGCCTTGCGCCGGGCCGGATATCTAGATGAGCAGTTCGGTTTCATCCTGGGCCACGTCGCCGGCACCATGACTGGCCGTTACGGCGTCATGCCTCAAGGCATGCTGCAACAGCGCGTCGATCTGGTGAATTCGATCGGCTATCCCAACTTGCGGCTAGAACACCTTTTTAGTCTATAATGCTCGCGCAATAATAGAGATTCGCGACATGATACTGGATAGCTTTCCGTGGAAAGACGGGCTGTTGCGCGACGCAACAGCTCTAAGAGATTGGGCCGGTAAGCGGCGCAGTGCAAAGCGGTCATTTGCAATCGAAGAGACCGTTTTCGTCGGTGCGTTCAAGATTCGTCGGCTGATTGAATCGGAAAAGATTTCATCGAGCTTGGCGTCGTCCAGCGTGCCTGCGGATTTTTACCCCTGCAAGAAAAAGGGAATAAACCAGCACACCAAATACGACATCGAAGATCACTACGATTTCAGCGCTGCTGTCGATGTAAGAATTTCGATCAAGGACATGGCGAACACAATCATTCACAGCTTCGTTTTTGGCGAGACGGTCGAATATGCCCGGAAACGATCGCGGCGTGAACATCCGAGCCGTGTGACGGGGTTCATCTTCAATTCCGATAGGTCCCGGGACAAGGGCCTTTGGTATGTGAGCTTGGAAGAATATATCGCTGTTCTCAACGCGATCGGAAATGACAACCCGAACAGCAAGGTCAGTATTTTCAATCCGACTACGGGCCAATGGGATTCATGGCTCGGTAATGGGAACCCGCCGCCCGATTTCGCGGCAAAGGTGTCCGCCCGAGTGCAACCCCTTAGACCATAAGAGGCCAAAAAAATCAATGAAAATATTCCTATCGAAGTTAAATAAAGGACTTTGTTCCTATCGATGAGCGTGGGACAATAATTCCGAATAAGGTTTCGGAGTTGTTGTGCGTTCTCGTCCAGTCGAGTTTCTGAAGACTATTTTTGGAAGCGGGATCGAAAAGAAGTCGGTCCCGCTTTCTGATTCCTACGGCATGGAATCTGTCTTCGGCATCGTGCCGTCAGCGTCTGGCGTGACCGTCACCGCGAGCACCGCATTGCATGTGCCGGCCGTCCTTCACGCCCTCCGACTGATTTCCGAAACAATCGGCTCGCTGCCTTGCAAACTCTACCGTGAGGAAGGGGATAGCAAGGAAGCCGCCAAGGATCACGCCGGCAATCGACTTGTGCATAGCCGTGCGAACCCTTGGACTAGCGCCGGGCATCTTCGCAGCGTCCTTACAATGGACGCGCTCATGCACGGTGCGGGCTATGCTCAGGTTGTGCGCGTCGGCAGTGACCGCCCGGCCGAACTTCACCGCCTCACACCCGGCACCGTCCAGCAGCATTTCGCGGATGACGGCGAACCCTATTACCTGGTCCAGCCGACCAAGGGCAGACAGGTGCGCCTGTCCTACCGTGATGTTCTCTACGTCCCTGCCTTCGGCGGCGTCTCGCCGATCACGCTTGGCAAGGATGCTATCGGCGTTGCCATGGTGCTTGAACGCCATGCGTCGAAGTTCTTCGCGGGTGGTGCTCGACCGTCCGGCGTCGTGTCCAACGAAAAGCCGGCCGGCGGTGAGTCCGGTGCGAAGACCATTTCTAACATCCTGAAGTCGTGGCGCACGTGGCAGTCCAATTCCAGCGGCGACCCGCTCATTCTCGACGCCGGATGGACCTATGCAGCGCAGACGATGCCTAGCACCGATGCGCAGTTTATCGAGAACCGGCTTGAGCAAATCAACGAGATTGCCCGCATCTTCGGCGTGCCACCTCACATGCTCTACCAGCTTGAGCGCGCGACATGGAGTAACGCCGAACAGATGGCGGCGAGCTTCCTTCAGCTTTGCCTTCGGCCCTGGCTCGACCGTTGGCAGGACGCCTATGCGACCGTCCTTCTGACCGAAGACGAGCAAGACGACCTCTATTTCGAATTCGTCATTGACGACCTTCAGCGCGCCGACGCGGCGGGTAGGGCGGAAATCTTCGGCAAGCTGGTCGCTATGCGCGCCATGACGCCGAACGAAGTCCGCGCCGCCATGAACCTGCCGGCCATCAAAGGCGGTGACGAGCTCGCCAATCCCTACACCACGTCCGGCAAGCCGGCCGCTCAAACCGACAACCGCCCCGCCGGCCAGGTGGCGGCATGACGCATACCGCTTTCTTCGGCGACGGCAACCATGCTTTCGCACTCACGCCCGAGTTGATCCTTGAGCTTGAGCGCAAGACCGGTGCCGGCATCGGCGCGCTCTGCATGCGCGTCCCTGATGGTCACTTCCGCCATGCTGAGCTTGTCGAGATCATCCGGCTATCGCTCATCGGCGGCGGCTCGACGCCCAAGGAAGCCGCTGCGCTCGCCGACACTTACGCGGCCAAGCGCCCACTCATTGAATCCTTCCCGATCGCCACGGCTGTTTTGCAAGCCGTCTGGTCCGGCGCGCCCGCCCAGGCCAGCGACAAAGCCCAGGACAACACCGCCAATGGATAAGCTCTTCCTCGAAACCAAATTCGTCGCCGGCAATGCCGGCGAGATTGAAGGGCTTGCGTGGCCGTTCGGCTCACCCGATCGCGTCGGCGACGTGATTGAGAAAGGCGCTTTCGCCAACGTCAATCTGCCCCTCACGATGCTTTTCGGCCACGACCAGAACGACCCTATTGGCGTCTGGACCGAAGCCGTTGAGGCACCGGACGGCCTTCGCCTGAAGGGCAAGCTGCTTGTCGAGCACGTCGAGCGCGCCCGCGAGGTTCGCGCGCTTGTGCAGTCCGGCGCGGTGCGCGGGATTTCGATCGGCTTTATTACCCGCAAGGCCATGGCTCGCAAGGGCGGTGGCCGCACGATCTCTCAACTCCAATTGCTTGAGGCGAGCCTTGTGACTCTCCCCATGCATCCCGGCGCGCGCGTCACCAGTGCGAAGTCGGCAGTCCAGGCGCTCGCGATTGCCGACGCCATCAAC